ATAATCTTCTTGGTTTACAACATTTGATACATTTATTTCAACTAAATTACAAAATTGAAATGGGCGAAGTGCAATCTCACAACAAGGATTAGTTCCCCAATCTTTATCATTTGTAAAGTAGATTCCAGGTTCTCCCGCACCACTCGCTTCAATTCTTTTCCACAAGTCCATAAAGTAATCTTTAGTAATCTTGTGTCTTACAAGTGCTGCAGAGTTGTTTGCTCTTCCTCTTTGTGGATTTGTTTCCCACCAAGCACCAGACTTACAACTAATCATCTCGTCATCTGTTGCCGAGAATAAGGAAATAAGAGCAGCTCTGCGAATCCCCCCTGCTAAGACCGCGTCAGCAATATGACAAACCATATCGTGAACCTCAATCGGTCTCAACTTATCACCATCTTGTTTCGCTTCTAATATACCTTCAAGTTTAATCAAACACTCTTTAAGTGGTTGAGGTCCAGGTGCTTTACCACCTGATGTTACAAGTCTAGCACCTTTTGCTCTGATGTCTGAAAAATCAAACTCAATCTTTGAACCACCGAAGAAGTATGATTTAACCAATACTTTAACAGCATCAGCCCATCCTTCAATTGAATCCGCAACCAACCATCTTCTTGTTCTTTCATTTGGTTTTCTGATTTCAGGTAATTCATCTACGTGATGTTTTTGAACTGAATATCCAACCCCTGTTCCACCTAACAATAAGAACATAATCTCTGAGAATACTCTCCAATCATCAACCGGAGCATACGCACAATTATAAATTCTGTTTGGTGAAATCTCAATTGGTTTTCCCGCAAACTGCATTGACCTCATAGATGGTAATACTTGTTTATTGTAAACAAACTGATAATTGTCTCTTATCTCTTGTTCTAAATGAGGATACGACTTGATGTGCATCTCCATATTTCTTGTTACTAATTCGTACCAAGTCTCTCTTCTCTTTTGTTCAGGTATATACTTTGCATACTTCATATACACCGTAATCTCTGATAAAATTCTGTTTGAAATTTCCATTTTTTAAGTTTTTGTTTTTATAAAAAAATTCGTCGATTTTTATATTAAATATGAGGTCGCGGGTTAAGCGACCTCGATTTTGGATTAAAAAAATAAGTTTTTTTTTCGAAAAAGTAGATATTTAGTTTGGGCTATTTTGTTCTCTCTGTTTTCTTTTTTCCATTAATTCTTTAACTCTATCTCTTTTTCTTTCCTCTTGTTGTTCTTCAAACCCAAGGAATGTAACTGAACTCTCAATGTCAATATCCAGTAGTTCATTATTGAATTTACAGTTCTCAAATACAACACCGTCTTTACCAAGTCTAGATTTGGTAATTGCTATTGTCGCTAAATTCATTTCTTTTTGTTGGAGTGTTTTCGCGATTGAAATGATAACGTGTCCTACTTGTGCTTTTTTGATTGAGCCACCCATTTGGTCTGTTGTCACAACTTCAGATGAAATTGAACTTCTGTTTCCTTGGGTTGCTGTCCAACCAACAAGATTAAGTTCGTGACACATAGCCTCAAAAGCCCTCATAACTGAACCTTCACTCTTCCATTCGTCTCCTAAATTTTTATCAGGAACTACACAATCAATATAGTCTAAAAGTATCAAATCAATTTTAATACCATCCGCAATCATCTTCCTAACCTGACTCTTAATCTGAAGCATTGTATGAGTATCTGATGGTAGTTTTTTAAGAACCAATCTATTTGGCATTGTGTTCTTAATTTCTTCTATTTTAGATAATACAGTTTCTTTATGTTGATTCAAACTATCGGGTGCAATTCCTGTCCAAAGTGTAAAGTGTTTTCTCTGAATAATTTTTGGATTATCTTCAAAAAATATCTGAAGAACATTGTACCCCAAATTGTACGCGGTGTTTGCAATCTTAGTTAAAATAGTTGACTTACCTACCCCTGTTGGTGCAAGTATTACACCTATTTCTCCTTTAGCCAAACCACCTTTTAATAACTTATCAATACCAGGTATACCCATTGGGATTGGATGTCTATAATCCTCTTCCAACACAGTTTCCAACCCTGAGAAAATATCTGACAACCCATCTTCGATTTGTCCAACTTGGAGAGCCTCTCTAACTAATCCTTCAACTTGGTCGTAAGATTCAAAGTCCCCTTCTTTTATAATTTTTGTTGCTTTATCCATCGCTTTCTGTAACTCTTGTTGTTTACAGAACTTCAATGCTTTTTCTTGAACAAAGGAACTACCTTCATAAGTAACATCCTTAACTTGTGTTACCGTATCCAATACAATCTTCTGAACTAACTCTTGTGAGACTTCTGATTTTACAATTTGTTCTAATGTTTCGAAGGATGGTGTTGCTTCATATTTTCTATAATATTCTTTAACAAATTGTGCAATAATTTTGAAATATTTGTTATCAAAGTAAGCACTATCAAGTACTGATAGTATTGAGTTTGAGAAATTTTTATCAACAATAAGTTGATTTAAAAGTTGTAACTGAAATGTGTTACCGAGATAATCGAAATTTTTTTTCATAAATTAATGTGGGTATACCCTTGAATTGATAAATATCTTTTAAGCTAACTGATAGTCCAAATATTTGTAAGAAAGTTTGTAATCTGAAAAAATGTCAGTTAGCTCTCTTAGAATATTTTTCAAATATGGTCTTACATCAACTGTATAACGTACTTTTGGTGGGAACATTTTTCCATCAAAAATTCTGTGACAAATTGTCTGTTCACCAAGTTTTACGTAAATATTGAAAATTTCAGGTCCATCGGTAAAAGAGGTGTCCATAACCGACACGTCGTGAATAATCGCGTCTTTGTTATCAATCATATAACTTACGGTTTTCATTTTCAAGTCATACTCAAGTTCTTCTTTTATTGACTTCATAAAATGATAAAGGTCTAAGGAATTTTTTGCTTTAGGATTAAATCCTCTTACATTGAAAAATCTTTGAACGATGATGTTTTCATTTAGAGTTAATAAAAACTCTAGTTTAGTGCTTTCTTGCTCTTTCATTTTTTTATTTTTTATTTTTGGTTATTTTTTTCTTCTTTAAATGGATAATATGGAACACCGTTAACTTTAATCGAATCAATCTTAAACCCGCTTTTACCTAAGATTTCCGCTTTTTTTAATACATTGGTTGAGTAATAAACACCTTCAACCAAAACAGTGTCTTCATCTATTCTTTTGAATGTTTTCATATTTTTCTTTTTTCTTTTCTAATTAATTTTAAGAACGGTTTTAAAAATTGAACCCAAGCATTATCATCTTTGGGTAAGTATTTGAATAGCCCATCTTCCATCATCATTCTCATAAGATTTTTATATCCCCTATCTGTTGGGTCTATATTTTCTTTATAAACTTGTTCAACTAATTCTTTTGCTTCTTCTGTAATTAGTGGATTTCCGAGGTCAACAATCTTTAGATTTATATTGTAAAACTCTTCCCCAAGTATACCATTTTTTGACTCACCGGTCAAAATTTTGCCGATAATTTTTGGAACTTTCTTTTCTTGTTTGATAAGTCGTGCATTATCTAAAATTTCGTTGATAGTGCACGACTTATCCTGCAATATAGGGAATAATTTAACCAAAGTCTTTTCACCAAGTCCATCAATACCTGATATGTTGTCCGACTTATCACCAACAAATACTTTTGTTAGTAATACATTTTGATGTGGTATATCAACTTTGTTAAGTGTTATCTTGTCACCTAATTTATAGTATTCATTCTTAATTGGAGAGTAAATTTGGACTCTTTCTGATATTAGTTGGGTTAAGTCCTTATCCGCTGAGAAGATGGTTATATTCTCATCTAATGCAATCTTACAGTATTGTCCGATTAAATCATCTGCTTCATTATTGGGGACTTCAACCTGTCTTACAAATACTTCTTCCAAGTATTGTTTAACTCGTTGTCTTTGATGAAGGTAGGACTCGTATTGTTCCTCACTCATCTCATTTCTTCTTTGTGACTTGTAGTTTGGGTATAACTCTTTTCTAACTGATGTGTTGGATTCGCTATCCCAACATACTATGACCTTATCATAGTTAAAATCCTCCAAATGTTTTCTGATTGTGTTTATGAAGTGATATATACCTCCTATATGTTCGTTCTTATTAAAAAGGTCTCTAACTCCATTGTATCCTATCATATAGAGGTTGTTACCATCTATCAGTAAAGTTTTTGTCACTTCATTAAATTAGGTGTGAAAAATATTGTTGACTCTTAAAATATAGTTATTAAAGATATCTAAGTCAATTACTGATAAACATAAATTAAACAACCACCTTTAACCATATTAATTAATTTAGTATTAATATTATAAGGAGTTTCAAAACATCCTTCAGAATATGATGTTTTTTCTGTAATGTTAGAATGAAAAACTATTGACCTAAATTCAGCATTGTTGTTTAATATCCCATCAACACCTTTTATTTTCATAGAATATCCCCATCTACCATAATATGAATTTAAAGTAATAAAACCACCTATTGATGATTTTTTTGAACCTACTTCGTTTGAAAATTCAGTTGCATATTTTTTACCACTATTAAATGCGTGACTTACTTTCGATTTTAAAACCATTTCCTTATTTATCATATTATAAACATATAGTCTATCTTCCGTCATTGGTTTTGAATAATCAATCAAAACTACATAGTCTTTTTTAGGTGGATTGTATATTAATTGTACTTTTTCTGCAAAATTATATGTTGGTTCTATTTGTTGAATAATAAAAATAGATAATATGAGTAGAATTATTTTCATAGATATCTATAAATATTTAACAAATTAAAAACCCCTCTTTTAGAGAGGGGTTAGTTTTTAATTTAGTATCTTATTACTTTTTTTTAAGTTTTCCTCCGCCCATAATGGTTGGAGATTTGTGTAATGACAGAGTTTGTAAAGTTCTTCTTCTGTCTTTGCGGATGATAATGGAATAATGTGGTCAATGTGCCATTCCGTTCTGTTTTCCCAACTCATTCCTGAAACAAACTTGTTTTCCAAATGTTCCTTTAATTCTTGTGGAGAACAACCGACAATTTCAGAGGTTCTTTTTGATTTATACTTTAAA